CAACGAACGTGATATCGGAATTACCTGATTTCTTAACCATAGGTATTTCTACGTAGTTCATTGTGATAATAAAACCACTCCAAACTACAACACCTAATCTGACAAATGTACCAAGTATCTGGATTTGGTGTTCTTGATCCTCAGCAGCATCTTTCAGCTTTCCGAGGAGTCCTTTTTTTTCTTCCGGCTTTCCTTCCATTTATCAACTTTTTTTTGTAAGAATTTCTGGACTTGTTTTTTAATCTTATTAAAGAAAGGTGTAGCAAGGGTGGTTGTGGCTACAGCTGCAACAGCTGCATAAGTTGCGGTGGCAACTACTTCAGCAGTGGGTAAAGGTAAATCTATTTTTATAACAGGTATTCTTAGACTCGGTTGCTCAGTTTGAGCTGTTTCTTTATCTTCATCTTCTTTCAGTTCTACTCCAGCTGGTGCTTGCAAGTTACTAGGAGGGATGACAACTGGTGGGAATACTGGCATCTCTGCTGACGGTTGCTTTAGAGGGATGCTAGGCATGTCTAAAGCACTTGGAAGTTTACCTCGTCCTAAGTTTATGGATGGTATTTCCACGTAATTATGCTACCTGTTTCCAAGAAGTTGTTGATTCGTCCCAGTTGTATTCTTTTCCTTCGAGATTGTCAATAGTTAATGCATCAGAAGGTAGATCAACAGGAGCTTTATAACAGCAAGTTTCCTCGTCAAACTTCCAAGAGGCAGGGCCAGCAGGATCTCTTGCCGCCCACCATGCTTTTACTTTATCTTGTCTAGCTTTCTTTTCAGCGTCAGTGCATTCTACAGTATGCCAAAATTCAGTTATTTTTCCATCAATTAATTTATATTCTAATCCATTATGTTTAGTAGCTAATGAAATATCTGCTCCTACTGTGTCATCAAATTTTTGGTAAGGACCACGTTTAGGTTGTACATGCACAAATTCTAAATATCCAGACATAGGACCACTAGACCAATCATGATCTTTATAAATCTGTTCGAGATTGGTTTGTTTATAAGGGTGTCCAACAGCTTTGTTGTCCTTGTCAACTTTAATAAAATACTTCATACGTCTCCGATGTTAGTAGCTGGGAAATTTCTAGTTGTCCCAGATGTTGACCAAATAATACGAACGGCACCCGGTCTAGAATCATAACCAGAGCCTTGGTACCTACCATTTCCTGAACCACTACCGCCGCCGTTTCTACCTCCAACACCGCCAATACCTAGATAATTAGACATAGAGTCACTACCATCAAGGCCGGAGTCATTACTAGCACCAGTAGAACCTCCGCCGCCGCCTCCGCCGCCACGTGAGCTCATATCTGATGAATAGTGACCTTCGCCGCCACCGCCGCCTGCACCAATAAATGCACCGACACCTCCACCAGTACCACCTTCACCGTTATTGCTGTTGTTATCTCCTCTGCCTCCACCGCCGCCGCCACCTTGGCCGCCTGCACCTCCAGCGTCATTAACACCTCTATGATTAGTCGTTTGCGTACCTACATTAGTGCTAGTCTCTGAACCATTCCACGAACTAAAACCACCGTATCCTTCACCATTACCACCAGCACCACCCGAGTATGCACCGTCACCAACACATGCAGCATAGTTTCCACCGTCTCTGCCACTATCGTCCGCACTATGACCGCCTTTTGCCATCAAGGTTGTTGCGTTTATAAAGTATGAATCTCCACCATCACTATGCCCAACTTCACTGTTGGCAGAACCTGAACCTACAACCACGGTATAAGACGTGCCTGGGCTTACAGAAATATTATTTTTATAGGCACAAGCACCACCGCCTCCACCAGTAAAAATCCAATTTCCATTAGCAGACAGTTCACCTCCTCCACTTGCTCCACCTGCTCCAATAACAACAACAGAAATACTAGTAACACCAACAGGACAAACCCATGAATAGGTGCCTTTAGTGTAGAACAATTCCTGTCCGTCTGGGGTAATCCCAAGACCTGCAAGACCTAAACCTGTAGGACCACCACCACCACCGACAAGTCCTACAAGAGGGCTTTCTTTTTTATGTGTAATAATTTCAGTCATTAGGATGTTTTTGTATGATTTGCAATAACGGTGTAGGTATTTGATGCAGTTTTGATAATCGTATAAGCATGGATATCTACACCAGAACTACCACCGCCAGAAGGAGCAGACCCACCTGTCCAATTCTCTGTAACAGCATTACCATCAATTGTTAATTGTGCTGAGAAGGCACTAGCATTAGCCGTTGTGATAATTGTGACTGATAAACAATCACCTACAGACATTTTTGAATCTAAAGTTGTTGAACCGTTATACCTAATATTAGGTAGTGCTGTTGCTGATTCTGCTGTAGTAAATAAAAAGACGTTTCCATTTTCTATATCTAAATTTAGATTGTCAGATAACTTACCAGCCGTAATTGTAACCGCTTCTTTTAAGTGACCAGTAAAATCAGATTGACCAGTAAAACTAGAATCTCCAGAAACAGTTAAACCCGATAAAGTGCCTACACTTGTTATTGCAGTTTGAGCAGCACCTGTAACCGTTGCAGCAGTACCACTAGCATTACCAGTAACATTACCAGTCAAAGCTCCGGCAAATCCAGTAGCAGTAAGAATACCAGTGTTTGAATTAAATGTTAAATTTGTTCCAGACTTAGGAGGTAAATCTCCTGTAGCTGCTGTAGTGAATAAAACATTACAACTTGTATCACTTGACTCGTCAGCAACAGTAACATTTGTAGATGTAGTTGCAGTTGCAGCATTTCCAGAACAAGAACCTGAAGAACCTGAAGTATTTCCAGTAACATTACCAGTTATATCACCAGCAAAACCAGTAGCAGTAAGAATCCCCGTATTTGAATTAAATGTTAAATTAGTACCAGATTTAGGTGGTAAGTCCCCTGTAGCTGCTGTAGTAAATAAAACATTACAAGACGTATCCGTAGATTCATCTGCAACTGTAATAGTTGTTGGTACCTTAGCGTCTACATATGCTTTAACAGACTGCTGACTAGGAGGTCTAGTAGCACTGTCAGTTGACATATTGTCTTCATCAATCAAAGACAAAGCAGCAGATTCTTTAGCAAGTGGTACACCACCAGCTGTACTACCGTCATGTACGACAAGAGTATCTTTAGTTGTATCTACAGTGACTTCGCCTTCTGCACCAGTGAAGCTACTGTGTTGTGAGGTTGTACCTCTTCTTAATTTTAATAATTTAGCCATGGTTATGAAAGAGTTCCGAAGTCTATTTGTAAGTTATCTCCACTGACAGTTCCTACTTCAGTGAGATTTTTATCATTGCAATCTAAATGCCCACCAAGTTCAGGTGAAGCATCGTTTAGAACATCTGTAAGTCCGGGTGTGATACCTACAAAAGCGCTACTATTGTAATACTTTAATACGTTATTAGTGCTGTCATACCAAAGATCCCCTTCAGTAGGACTACCCGGTGTTGAAGAAGATATTGCATATTCAGTAGCATAACGATTAACATCTGCTATGGAACCAGCAACTGTATTAATATTAGTAGCATTTGATACTACTGAGTTTATATTAGTAGCATTTCCTGCCGCTGAGTTTATATTACTTGAATTACCAGCTACCGCATTAATATTAGTTGCATTACCAGCTACTGCATTGATATTAGTTGCATTACCAGCAACTGATGTAACATTAGAACTAATACCAGCTACAGTCGTTATATTAGCATCAATACCAGCAACAGTATTAATATTGGTTATAGCATTTGCTACTGTATTAATATCGTTACCACTGCCTGTAGTTAAAGATGCAGTTATAAGACCTAAATCTTCTGAAAATAATATTTCTCCAGCTACTGCATTGATATTAGTAGAGTTAGAATTAACAGTATTAATAGCACTACTTATACTATTAACAGTATTAATAGCACTCATATTACCAGCAACAGTATTTATATTACTAATACTACCAGCAACTGTTGTCACTTCTGTTGCTTTAGGTACTAATCTATGAAATGTATATTTGTTTGAATCAGCATGAGTTTCAACTATCATACCAAATGTTGCAGCATATGTTGTACTATTTGCTGCACCAACTATAGTTACTGTGGCGTTCCCTACAGTTCCATTAGCAATAGTTATTTCTCCAGAACCGCTAGAAGTTAAATTCTGAGATAGTGCTTGAATACTTATAAGAGTACCAGCACCACCATTAATATCAGGGTTACTGTTAGGGAAAGATGTTTCATTTGCTATTGGTACAAAACCACCGACATCATCAACAAGATCAATAATTCTGTCATTGATAGCAGCTGTTGTAGCTATTGTTGTATCGTTATCTGGAAATGTATCACCATCTTTAATAGTATCACCTGTAGTTACATTAAAGTATCTAGCATCAGAAGCTGATGTAGTAAAATATGTCGTATCATTTACTGAATGAGCAGCTTGTTCACTATTAGTAATCTTAGCTGCAGCTGCTAAATCTGTAGCTGTACCTGCATTACCAGTTAAATTACCAGTAAATGTAGTAGCAGTTACAGTGCTATCAAATGTAGCTGCACCTGTAACATCTAATGAACCCGGTAAATCTATATTATCAGTCCATTCAACATCATTACCATTAGCAGCTGTTTGGAGTACTTGTCTAGCAGAACCATCAGCTAGATTATTAACAGCAATTCCTGACATCTTAGCATCTATACGACCCTCAATAGCTTTAGTGCTAGCTATTTTAGTATCATCAGTTGTATACCAAGCTTCTGTACTAATAACAGTTGGGTCACCTGTCAGCCAAGCGTCGTTGATTTTGGTATTAGCTTCTTGCGTTACATATAAATTTTGTAAAGTATTATCATTTAAATCACCAGCTCTAATAACTGATCCAGCATAAAATGTAGCTTTAGGATTAGTATACGCTGTATCACGATAAATCCTAATAGCTACACCAGTACCGGGAGCACTAGTAAATCTAACCGTTGTTGCATTAAGCAACGAATATGCAGTTGTAAGGACTCCATCAAGACTTGCCTTGATGTCAGTCGTATCTAAATATGGGAATGTGAACGAGTAATCGGTGGAAGAATTATTACCCGTATAAGTATTTTCAATTGTGACGGTCATTTACTTAAATTAAGTAGTTCTTTTAACTCACCCCTGTTTTCATATTGCTTTAAAGCTTCAGGGACATTACCTTGACGTAAGGCATTTTTAATTCTAGCTTTAGATTCACCTATCACAGAGTATTGATCATGATGTCTTTCTAGCCATGAACAAGCGTATTTCATAGCTTCTCTATGGATTCTATCAAGCTCTTGATGTACCACCAACTCTTTAATAGGGAAGTCTGATTGTTTCTTTAAGCCTCTAGCTTTCTTATACTCCTTTAATTTTTTGTTCCAAAAATCATCGGGAGCATTCATCATACGTTCTATTTGACCAGATAAATCCATATTCATGGCAATCCAGTTATTGATTTTATACCTATCTTGTGTGCTAATTGGGTCTCCAGTAATAGGATTAGTTTCCATAGTACGTTGAGAATCCCAACCAGTAGCTAATAACCACTGTCTCCATGGCTCCATATTACCATTAGATTTACCAAATGGCATTAAAGCATTGACTGCAGCTGTTATTGGTTCTTGGAATCTGATAGGTTCACCAGTATAAATATCTAATTGATCCTGTAAAGCGTCTTCATGTGTACCACTCTTTTGTAGGAACTTCCATTTGTTCTGTATTAAAGCACCCCAATCGTTTTCTACATCTTTTAATTGTGGTGTTATAGCATTATTCAATACACTTCTAATACCAGATGTTGCAAAAGGTACTAAAGAATCACCTTGATTTACAACAAAACGTTTAAATGCACTTTCATCACCAGAGAACATAGATACTAAAGGTTCAAATCCACTAAGGAATGTCTTGTTAGCTACATTCATACTAATAGAGAAAGCTAATTTCTGGTACATTTGTTCAGTAAAAGCTTGATCTATACGATTGGAATAGTAAACCATATCTCCTACCATACCAAGTATGCTGTCAAAAGGTTCTAAACCTTTATAACTATGCCAACCACCTGTAATAGGATTCTTAATAGAGTTTGGTTTCCAACCCATATCCATCATTCTCTTACGTTCACCATGGCTATGAGGACCATTACCAGTAAGATTACCTTCAAGTGCCCAGATACCAGCACCTGTAACTACCATACCACCCATTAATTGACGACCAATGTATTCAGATTTAAGTGTAGCGAATGCTTCATCACTATATTCTAAACCATGTTCCATCAAAGCTTCAGCCATTTCTTCTACAGTTTGTGCAGATAAAACCTTACGTGCTTTAGACATAATAGGTACTATACTGCTACCCGGTGTGAATGTCCAAGCAACGTTTAAAGCATTAATACCTGTACGTGGGAATAAGAATAAAGGTTTTGCAGCTGGTACTTTCTCAATAAATTGATTTAAACGGTTAGCTAAATCACTGTCTAGGTTAAGTGCTATCTCTTGTGATGCGTGCTTAGCTGCTTTGTCTGTAAGCAATCCTGTAGCATCAAAAGATTCACTGTATAATTTACGTTGGAGTTTATCAAAAGCTGCTTTACTAAAACCACCTTTAGTTTCCTCCATCATTTGGACATAAGCTTTAGAACGAGCTGCACCACTAGCCATCATTGAATTCGTAAATCCATCAATAGCATACATAGCATTAGTACCCCATCTAACAAATTTGTTATTGTTGTACCAGCTCATACCTTTAGACATATTCCATAAAGCTAACTTACCATTATTACCTTCTTTCTTCCAGATCTCAGACATAGCCTCAACAGCTTCAAAGCTATCCATTTTAGCTGAACGTAGATCAGCTCTACCACGCATCATAGCAGCCTCAGGTTTAGAGTTAGCTAAACGCCACTCATCTCCCATCATCTTATATGCACGTTTAAGGTTCTCAGCTACGCCACCATAAGTCCATAAAGCTTGTTTAAGTGTTTTGGTATCACCTGTAAGTTTAGCACCTACTAGAACGGATGCAGGTTTAAATGCAGTTAACATACTGTTACCAGTCATAGCTCTAACAGCAGCCATACCTGATAATATATTATTATAACGTACACCATTCAAACCTTGTACTACCAAACTAGGCATTTCAGGTTCAGCATCATAGAATGCTTTCTTAACTAAACCTATGTTGTTTTCATGCCAACGATGTAGTTTCCATATTTCATCTACTTTACCATCTGTAGCTTCTAAAGCTTTAGCCATAGGTTTTAAGAACTCTGGCTTTTCTTTGGCAATGGTTTTCAATACTTGGAAATCTTGATCACTTCTAACTACAGCTTTACCTATACCTTGAGTAAACTCATCTGATTGTGTAAGTAACCACTGATTAATAACAACTGGATCTTTAGCTCTAACAAGTGTTTTAAACTCATCAGCTTTGTTAGCAATAAACTTATTTATTCTAACTTCATTATTAAGAAGTTGTAGTTTATCTAATATGATTTCTTGCTGTCTACTAGTATTAGCAATATCACCAATCATTCCGATAGCTTCAGCTGTATCTGCTATAGTACCACCAGCTTGGTTAGTTACCATAGCTGATGCACGCATAACTTTAGGGTTATATAAATCAGTAAAAGCTTGTGTAAAAGCTTCCTCCATTACTTGATAATCATTAGGCTTTAGAAACTTTTGTTGTCGAAAAACACCTTGTTTCATAGTGTTTATCGTTTGTTCCATATCCATTAAAGATATCTCAGGATTAAAAACATCATCATATAATGTAGTTATACTTTTATTTATTTCTTTAGGTGTTATAAGTTTATTTTTAATCTTAGCACCTAATTTTGTTGATAACTCATTATCAAACAATGGTTGTAATAACTTTCTAGACCTACTAGCTACGTCAGCATATTTCAAATTCTCCATAAAACCTGCATCTACTACAGGTCTTGATCTACCTCTTAGAGTACCAGCATTTTTTTGGATTCGATAGTTATCTATCTTAGCTAACTGTGGGTTAACTTCAACATCATCTACAGCTCTCCAGCTTTCAGAAGGAACAGGTTCATTGATAAATCCATCATAAGCTTTACCTTCAGGATCTTTCATCAAACGTCTTGCAGTTTCTTGACGTTGAGCAAAAGTCCTACTAGATTTCCTACCTAGTACATTTTGTGTAATAGGATCTTGACCTTCATAACCTGTTGCATGTCTAGCTAGTGCTTGCTCAGCAAACTCATCACCGGGTATAGGTCTCATGATCTTACCTAATGAGAAGGCTGCTCCTATTAAATCTACTCCAACACTAAGTCCAGCTGACTCATAAATATTCTTTTTACGGATGACATCAGGACTATCTGTATCTCTTGTAGCCCATGGTATATCCCATCCTAGCCAGTCATTAAGAGTACGTGCTATATTATCCTGTTCTTTAGAATGAGATGATATAGAAGTAACTGTAGCATCTACTCCAGCATGAGCTGCAATAGTACCCAATACACGTGTGGCTGCAGGGATACTTCTAGCAGCTGTAGCAGCTTTAAGACTACCCGTAACAATTCCACCACCAACCATTGTTGGTACAATAACTGAAGATGCATCTCTAATAACTTTGTGTACAGGATGATCAGATCTAGGTGAGTTCTCATCCCACCATTCATCTACTGGTTTTAACCAAGGTACAATACCAATAGCATCACTAACAAAATCAGCTGTACCTAATGGCACTGCTGCAGCTGTATGCCCTACGTTATAGACAAGACCTTTATCCTCAGATTGAGGTGCTTCTGTAGTTCCTTCAGATGTAGGATTAGCTTGGGACTCAGCAGATTCTTGAGAAGATTTCCATTGTTCATATTTTCGATTTTGTTCTCTTTCAAAATCATCTTGTTCTCTGGTATGGATATAATTATCCCCACCTGTTACTTGATAATCACTCATCTCCAAGCCTCCATTGTATCGAATATATCATTAGCCATAGGACTCATGTATTTACGGTCTCTATACATAGTAGTAGCATTACTGGAATCATTAGTTGGTGTATAGTTAGGTGCGTTAAGACCACTAAATGTCATAGCAGTTGCGACACCCATTGGACCTTCATTTAACATAGAACGAAACTCAGGTCGAATACGACTGTTTGCTTCAGTTGATACATTAAACCATTTCTCATCAATTTTTAAATTAGTATCTAAAAGTTGACCTTGAGCATCTATAAATTTTAATGCATCCCAACCATATTTTTTAGAAAGATGTAATGCTGTAGGTGGGAATCCTTTGACTCTACCATTGTTAAGATCTTGTATAAATGTTCTTATTTCTTGTTCTGGTATCATCAACTTCTTTTGCCATATTTCAGGGTCTTGTCTAACCATTTCTGTAGTCCATTGACTAGCAGGGTAGGATATACGTTCAGGTTGTAAATGGAATTTAGTAAAGTGAGGGTTTTGTGTCATCGTACCATTAACCATAGTACGTTCAGTTACATGATACTTTTCACTTTTTAAATCATCCTGAAACATTTTTAATGCAATATCTCTAGCAGCTTCTTTATTACCATTAGATTGCATTAAACCCATTTTATAATATCTTCTCATATCATTATGGGCAGTAGTAGAAGCTAAAGAAGAAGATAAAATATATTTAGATTCGACACCAAATGTTTTTAATATTTGTTCTATAGCACGTTTACCAGTAGTTTCAAACAGTTTATCTATGTCATCAGGAGGTGCAAATGGATTATTTTCTTTTGCTTTTTTCATCCACTCTACCTCTTTGATTGGAGATAGATTAGCATTAGCAACAGCTTCTGATGTTAACATATTATTAACAAGAAGTTTTTCAAGATGAGGTACGTTTGCTGTATCATTGATGGTAGTTACAGAAGTTTTCATCCTTCTTTGTAACATTTTCATCATGGTATCATTACCAACTTGAGCTGCATATTTATACATTTCCATCATTTCATCATTAGAGACTGTATCATAATTAGATACAATTTCTTTTTCTAATCGAAATGATTGGATTTTTTGATCAGTTAATTCAGCAGCCATTTCTGTTTCAGCTCTAGTTCTTTGAGCCAAATCATACTTATCTACAGCTAAAATAAGCTCTTTCATCTTGTGATGATTACGTTCACCGTATTTAACACCCGGCATAAACTCATAATCATAAATATCAAACAAATGCTTTTTAGATAAAACTCCTTCTTCAAAAAGTTTTTGTAAATGTTTATGTGATTGAGCTACAGCCCATGCTCTATTCTCGTTATTCTTACCAGATAATAATTTAATTTCATCAAAATATCCAGAAGCTCCATTTATATTAACAGCATTTGCTATTTGTTGTCTATAATTTCTATCTTCATTTTCTTGTATAAGTTCACGATTCTGTTCTACTAATAAACTTACTTGCCTACCTTGAGATCTAATTATAGGTTCTCTGGTATGCTGAATTAATAAATCATTATCTAAACTTTTAAGGTGTGGTTGCTCAAGGTACTCAGTCAACATTGCTTGTTGAACTGCTTGCAATAGACCTAGGTTACCAGTAGACTTTGCTTTTGATAAAGATGAAGTACCTAAACCATTACCTAATTCATAGTCATGAGTAGATTTTTGCCATGCCCATGCTTCATAATTTTTACCAGCATTGATTGCTGTACCTTCGGCAAGTCCTAATTGTTGATACCCGTTGAGTCTAGATGCTTTATCTATATCCTCCCAACTAGCACCTTGCTCTTTCATCTTATTGATTAGAGCATAATTATTACCTGCATTCTCTCTTAGATGACCTCTAATAGATTGAGAAGCATCGTAGTCTTCTTTAGTAATACCGTATTTAAACGATAACATACGTCCAAAAGCCTTACCATCTTCTTCACGCTTTTGATCTATACCATCCCATAACTTACCTAACGTAGGGGAAAGTTGAGCTAAATCACCCAACAACCCTTTGTTAGCATTCTTTACTGCGGATGTGAGACCATCCATTTCAACTTTATGGTTATATTTAACTGCTTCTATGAAACTGTCAGACAGTTCCATCTCCCATTTTCTAGTTATTTTACGGTTCTCTTGTTCCGCATTAAACTTTTCTTGTCTGTATTTTTCAGCTCTTACAGCTTTAGCTTCTTCAGCATTAAAGCGGCGACCCATTTTTCTAAGAGTCGCTTGCCCTTCCCGTAGGATACCTTCAGCTTCATTTTCAACTTTTATTGTGTTTGATTCTACGCTGCTCGCCTTGGCTGAGCTTTGGAATAAGTTTGACATAGTTTAAACTTTTTTAAATGCCACGTCTAATTGACTGTAATCTACTCTATAGAATCCATCAGATCCAGTGCTTACAGCATTAGCATAATCAGTATTTAAGAGGTCTTGAGCCATAACACCTTGGTATCGTTGATCTCCTTCACCCTTATAATTAAATTCATAAATAGGTAAACCACTATTAGACTTACCGATTAGTGTTATATTTTCTTTTAACTGTATATCAGATGTAGGGGTTGGTATAAACGGTGCTGCGACACTCATTGCTTGATTGACATAAGATAATAGACCTTGCTTAGGTACAGTATTAATACCGGGCTTTGGCTTAGGTGGTGGTGTAGGCTTCTGTGGATCGACGAATACAGTTTCAGGTATCTGTAGTGGTTTAGATTCAGCTGGTTGTATTTTAGGTCTAGCAGTAAGCATTGCACCTGCTTGAATATCTTGTTGATATTTATCCATAGCAATCTTACGTCTACCAGCTTGATCTTGTTCAAACGAACTAGTAATAGATTGTTGTATCTGTTCTCTACCGAATCCTGTTCTAGCCTTAAGCTGTTCAAATTTAAGTCCAATTCCTACTGAAGCTTGGTTAGCATCTTCAACTTGCTTTAATAAAGCATCATTAACTTCTTGATAACTTAGTTTAGATAACTCTTCTTTATGTGATAAAGTTTCAGCAACCTTACGTTTATCAAGAAGGTATTTAGATTCAGCTCTAGTAATAGAATCTGCTATTGCAGCTTGGCCTTGACCATAACTTGCTAATAAAGATGCTATTGCTTTTTGAGCTGACCTACCTGATTGACCTAAGTTTTGTTGTTGACCTCTAGCTTGTATATTTTCTACTCTAGCTTGTTGAGATTTAAAACCCATCTCTGCTTTAGTGGCTGCTAAACCTTCTCTAAGACCTGCATCATCTATAGCAGCTTGGGCTTTATTCCATTTATCATTTTGACCTATTTGTTTTATTTGTAACCCTCTAGTCCTTTTAACTTGACCTATTTTAGTATCTAATCCTTTAATATCTAATTCAGATTGTTTTTTAGATTCATCAAACTTCATCAATAGATCTCGATTTTGATAACCAAATCCTATCAGTTGATCTTGATAAACACGATCTGCATCATTAATTGCAATCCTTGTAGCAATATTATTAAAATCTATTTGCTCTTCATACGATTTAACACTAGCGTTATATGCTTCTACTTCTTTACTATATTCAAATAGACGCATATTTTCTCTATCAAGCCAGCCGTTATATTCAGCTTGCTCTCTAGCATCGTCAGCAGCTTGCTTATTCATCTTTTGAGCAACTGTATTCTCTTGATAATAAGCATAGTTGTCTTGTTGTGTGGCCCAATTATAAGCATACATTTCATTAGCAAAATGAAACTGTTGCTCTAATGCTCTGTTATTTAATTTGGAAGGGTCTTCTCCAAAGAAAAACTCTTTTAAACCCATTAAGTCCTCCTATAATATCGTGGTGAGTAGTTTCCTTCCCACATCATTGAAGTCAGAGAGACTGGGAATGGTGAGTCACTAAAGACTCTAAGTGAAAAATTACCTGATCGTTGGTGTATTGGTATAGTATATACAGCTTCACCTAATATTGCTACGTCATCTGCTAGGTATAAATTAGCTTCTTGAATTGGTTGTAAATCATACCAAATATCCTCATAAGCTAGCATTGTATCTGTAGCTGCTGGGGCAGTACCCATAGTAATTAAACCAGCATCTGTAATAGTAAAGTTAGTTGTATTAGTCCCGTTTACACTTACTTTAATATCGCTTTCATCAGCTACATCAAATGGTAAGGTAAATTCAGTACGATTATTACCTGTAGTAGCTGAAAAATCATGAGATTGACCACGGTATCCATTAGACCTTAGTTTAAAACCTAATGTACTAGATCGACCTACAGAGAATTTCATACGTGATACAGTTAATACAGAGCTATAATCTGCTATACCTTTATCTAATTGAAAATGAGTTTGAGGTAAAATTATATCATAATCAAATGTATAACCAACAATTACACTTGTAGCCTGACTTGATAAATCTATATTATCTGCTATAAAAAATGTACCATCACTATCTGTACCACGTTCAGCTTGCATAGTAAAACCAGATTGAACATCTGTACTAAAGTTAGTAGCAGCATCACCTGAAACTACTATAACTGGTGTAGCTAAAGCTATATCAGAATAAGGTATGTAACATTTACTACGATTATTAACAGAATCAAAAACAACTTTCCTTTCAGATCCACCTGCTAGACCATTAGTAGCTTTAGTGTAGAAATCCATATATGGGTTAATCCTTAAACCATCACTAGTAGTAATAGCTTCATCTATAAGTGTAGCACTTAAGTTAGATGTAAGTAAAGTATACCTAGCTGATGAACCTGTACCTACTTTTATTACAGTATAAAGTGCATCAGAATCTACAACAAAATCTAAAATATTACCCGGAAATTTCCAACTATACCATGCTCTTAAATTATCAGCTTCTGGGTATGTTCTATGGAAATAGACTGTATCTAAAGTAGATCCATATAATGCAATGAATGAGTTCTGTGGACTAGCTATTAAACTATCAACTGTTTGTGGTATATATTCATCTACTACTTTACCTAAATTAACAACTTCTGGTATCTGACCTTCACCTCTAGGAGTCATACCAAACACCCTAGTATATACTTCAGTCTTACTAACAAAATTAATATTAGTACCGACATCAACAGGGTCTATATTAGTATCCATCTCATAGTTAGATAGACCACGTATAATAGCAGTCTGTGGTGATAGGTTACCATCAGCAGCATACATAATAAACTGCTGGTTTGCTGAGAATAGAATCAAACCAGATGCTACAGGTATAATACCATGTAATACAGCAGGTCTAATACTAGAACAGTTTAAATCAATAGGGTCTGAAGCACTAACTGTCTGAGCTGTGATATGATAAAAGTTATAAAACTCACCTGTTTGACTCATGGTTACATGGTCATCAGATAAGAAACCTAATCTATTGTTATAGAAAAATGATTGTTGTATCTTCTTACCATTAAAGGAAGGGTGAGCATTGGTAGTATCATCACCAACTAACCTAGCAGTCCATGTTATAGCTCTTAATGTAAAAGCATTAGTACCAGTATTGACTAATTCATGTGGCATTGTTGAAGCAGCTAAACCCGGAGACATATCATATCCTAATGTTTCTTCCCAATATCCTAAACCATAAGTACTACCACTAGTTATAAACTTAGCATAGTAATCATCAGCATCTGTAGCGGCTGTATTAATAATTTTAACAATCCTACCGTTTTTAGATTCGGTTGGTAAGTCAGATATATTATTAACTTCATCTCTATAAACAAGTAATTCTCTACCGTTTATACCACCTTGTACTGTTATGTTTTCAAAATCAGCGGTGTGAAATATTTCAAGAGATGAACTGAGTTTTTCAACTGTTAAACCTGAAATACTTTTACCATCTATAGCTGCTTTAATACCAGTTAAAACTGTATCAGCCGTACCAGATGAGGTGTTAGTAAAACTACAGTTATGAGTTGTACCACCTATTGTAATATCTACTTTATAAGGAGCACTATAATCTACTCCAAGTAATCTTATTGTTGCATTTCTATTATTATTAAAAGTAGTATTAGCTTGTACAGAAACATCTTCTTGTTTATTAGTAATGATAGATGTATCTTGTACAGTTAATATATGATAATCATTTTTATTAATTGTAGGATTGCGTAAATAAGTTTTAGCAGATTCAGTAGTTGTATAATCCCATTTAGCTGTGTTATCAGTTATTGCTGTACCAGTACCTGTTGGACCTCCGGACCCTGCAGATGTACCAGCTATACTACATGTATATATTTTACCGCTATCGTTCTTAACTTGATTTCCTAAAACATAAGCGGTATTTGCTGCCCAGTCTGGAGCATCATATGTAATAGTTGATCTGACATTAGTAGCTGCATTCCATATATGTACAGCGTTATTAGCTACTGTTGTATTACCTACAATACATCCTATATATTTCTCATCATTATCACGATGGATATAGAACCATTTAGCATTATCTAAATCTGTATCATTATATGCAGTGCCGCCACTATCTTTTAAATGGGTTAGGAATTTAAGTCCCGGTCTTTTCCGTAGACCATAAGTAGGATCAGGGTAAGCATTTAAAGCTTCCCGAACTTGACCCGGAAACTTTTTATCATCTGGTTGTTTGGATACCCCACCTAAATAATTTGGGACACGTTGTGTAACAAAGGCCATTAGCGTTGTAAAGCTGTGTAAGGTTTGTAACTGGTGTAATTTCTATTACCTTGGGGGTGTCCAAAGATACTATAATCTGCTTGATTGCATTCGTATTCTAAAGCAATAGACCTAGCTAATGTCTCTCTTTGTTGAAGAGTTTGAACTAAAGCTGAATCTCCTATAATACGTTGTGCTACAATTGTTGCAGCTTTTGCTGTCATATAATTTTGAATAGGTATTGGTACATCAATAAAATCAAAGTGCCATACAATATCTACATCGTATTTAGTAGAACCAACTGTACCTATTTCATACTTATGATTATACCTATCATATAATTTAACTTTTTCATCCTCAGGATCTCTTCTCCGTACAATATCTATATCACCTTTATAGGTAGATGAAAGATCTATCTGTAATATAGTTGAAGCAACCTCATATTGTTTATCATCATTAGTAGTTATAGGTACTTCATATTCTGTATTGAAAGCCCATCCTTCAGCTTGGACTTCTTTATTCACCTCTAATAACGCATTGTATGCAATCGCAACGTCTGGGTTGGTTTGATCAAGTGTAGTTACAGGTGCCTGTCCTATTGATGATAGGATCTGGTTTATCGCAGGTAGTTCATCGGTGACACTTACCCTATTTATCGAAGTCATAGTTAATTTATATGAATAAAAAAAAGGGAGACCGAAGCCTCCCCATGTTTATCTGGATACTGTTGGAGTATCGCACTCTACGCCTGTATAAGCAAAACGTAGGTTTTTAGTTTCAGACTTTACATCTGATCTTGAAAAACTACCACCTTCAGTTTGCGATACAGAAGCACGCAAAGCTGTAGTAGTAGAAGTTGCACCAGAAACACCATTGTTTCCAGCGGCTGTTGCAGCGTTAGCCATAATTATTATAAGGATGTAGCGTTTGTCTCACTTCTTGCAGATAAACCATCCGACTGTACTTGCCTCCCTGCTTCAAGAGGACTATGTGGATTCAATGTTTCAGAACCTACATTACTAATACCATTAGCAGAAGCGATAGTTCTTTTTGTTGAAACTCCGGGTTTAACTGACATAGTTTACCTCAAGCAGTTTGGATTTCAATAGCAGCAGCAGGGTTAAGTGTACCGACGCCCATTGCGAGCCTTCCGACAATTAAATCCCCTTGGTACATTGTTTTTACGTCATGACCACTTGTTTGTACTTGTGGACCGATTGCTTCTACTACACCAGCTGCGTCTTTCTGATAGATAAGACCAGCGTGTTGTGAGAAGTCACCGTTGTATGCATTGTTCTCACCAGCTTGTGAGTTAACTGTACCAGCTTTGAAAGGTAGGTTGTTAGAACGCTTGATGTCGATACCTGCAATAGATACAAGTCCGTCACCAGAGTTTAAGTTACCTTGTGTGTTACCATAGTCACGGTTCAAGATGTTTGAATCAACTTGAGAGACTAGTGCATAGTACTGTCTTGGAGATAGTACAGCTGTTCTACCAGACTTAGGTAGATTTTTTTCATCAAGGATTGATGCTGCTTCAAAGAAGGCATCGACTAAACGCTGAGCATCATACTCATTGTTAGCTCCTATCTTGATGATAGAACCACCGGGTTCTGGACCGGGTGATGCTGTTATAGGATGTGCTTCACGAGCTGCTAGTGCAACTGTACGGAAGACTTTCTTGTCATAAGCTTCAGCTAGAGCGTATCCAATCTTCTTGGAAATCTCTGACCTAAGTGAGTAATGAGCAAGTGTCTCGTCTAAATCATAAACGAAAGCTGAGCTGATTAGAAGGTCATCACAGACGATGGTCTTCTCAGCTACTGGAGGATCACCAGATCCGAGGATTGGTGTACCGGGTTCGTGGTATGCAGCTTGCATACGTCCTGTAAAGATGAACTGTAGTGACTTACCGTTCTTTAATTGACGGTTCTGTACAGTACCCTTTGCGATTGTCGCTGACTCATAGGCTTTAAAAAGTTCGCCTGAGAACAGCTTAAGATAGGTAGCATGTTTAACATCTGTACTAACACCCAAACCCAATGGGGTTTGACTGGTATTGTTAATAGTACCTATACTGGTTGCTAAAGTATTAGCCATTTCAATAGAGAGTGTGTATTGTTTACGGACTCTCGAACGTTCAAGATATTATTCAATTGTAGTTGTGGTCTTTTCCCACCGTCGACGGCTGAGGGTATCCAAATGATTTCTCCGTAGAGTAGGCATTCGGGCCAGAGCCAATTACAGAGAGGTCCGACATTGAGGTGTCTCTCTGCTATGGAAGTTAACGTGTAGTACTTCTATATGTATGAAAAAGGCTAGAGCCATAAAGACTACTAGCCACAGTTCATTGAACTTCTTCACTTAGAACTTCATGTACTCAATATATGAGCCAGCCTTTAAGTTAAGGTCAGCTGCATTACTTGTGTTCTGAGCAATTTGAACAGCAAGATCACCAGCTGTAGCACCGTTTGTAAAGCTACCTTCTAGAGCGTAGATTACTTGACCATCACTAGAGCCAGTGACAGTTGCTTGTGCCACACCAGTTGCATTAGCTACAAATGCTGTTGTTAAAGCATCTGTACCACCTGCAGCAGGTAGTGCTGAAACATGAGATACGGCACGGAAAGTACCATCACTACCCGGTACAGTAACTTTGTACTTAAGGTCGCAATCAGCATCAACAGCCATATCTAGCCATAGACGGAATACAACTCTTTCATACTTACCTAAAGAAACACTCAAAGGTGTTCTATAAGTAGAACCGTCAGAACCACCACTAGGAAGGTTACCGCCAGAGTCAGCTGAGTCAATTATGTAGTCATTAGCAACTACTTTACCAGAGAAGAATTCACCGGGAGAATATACAACTGTACCAGCTGCAGTGTTTTGATTAAAAGGCATTGTTTTAAATGTTTATAAAATTAATTGTGGGACAGTTCCGCTGCCCCAGTCGTAGGTGTTTAGAATGTGAACTTAGCACCAAGCTTAGTACCATAGCTGTTGTCCTCGTCTCCATTGGAGATACCTGAGAACTCACCATAGATACCTAGCTTCTGTGATACATTAAAAGTACCACCAAGCTTACCAGATAGTTCTGTGTTGGTACCATCTACATCAGCGACAGCAGTGAATGCTGGACCGCCTTGGATGTAGTAGTCAAACTTTGAAACAGAACCTGAGTAACCAACGTGTACATCGACAACTCTGCCAGTATAGTCAGAGCCTGAGTATCCATCATTGGACTCAGCGTTGATGTACACGCCAGCTGATGCAGGTGCAGACGCTAATGTGGTGGCTGCGAGAGCAAGTGCAATTGTTTTCATTAAATTAATTTTTGTAAGTTTTGTAGTAGGCGATGCCACGATATTTAAGTTTCTCTTCTCTATCTAATACTTTCTGCTCTTTAACACGAGCTTGTAATTCGATTGGAGACATAGTAAAACCTCAAATACCTAAGCCCCGTTCCATGCTTAGGTTTCATGCGTCCCGATAGGATGAACGGACGTGGCATTAGAGTTAGCCTATAGCTGGAGCAGCAAGAGCTACCTCAGTTGTGTCTATAGAAGCTAAGTCGAGTGGGAAATTGTGTGCATTCCTTTCATGCATAACCTCGAAACCAAGGTTTGCCCTGTTGACGACATCAGCCCAAGTAGGGATAGGC